CATGGAGTTAATTGTTTTAATTAGCTCAAGAATGGAATTCTACTTTAATACAATAAATTCAGGAACAGCAGTTGATTTGAAGAAAGATAGATTATTCTTGGAATTAGTCAATGCTCAGCGAGGATTACTTCAAGATTGGAAAAAGTATGTTGATGGTTTTGCCGATCAAAAAATTGATCATAATATAAATATCAATGTTGTTAATGAGCAGATTACTGTATTAAAAAATATAATTTTTGAAATTGTTCAAGAGATGAGCCCAAGTATGGTTCCCATCTTCATAGAAAAATTAAATCAGAGATTAAATGGTTTAAATTATGATTCTCCTCAATACAGAACCTATCAAGAGATTGCGGTGATTGATGCCGAATAAGAATAGAACAGATTTTTTAAAGTTTGATAATCTAAAATCTGTTTATGACTTTAGGTTGTGGATAGAGAAAGATTTAAAACATTATTATGGCGGAGATGATATTCCAAATGCACACTTGTTAATATTTCTAGACTATATTAAGGAAGTTGCTAAAAACAACCAAGCAATTGATAGAACTATGTGGTTAAAAATATTGGACGATCTTGAAGACAAGATTAAATCAATAGAGCGATCTAGAAATCAATAATTGGAAATACTATGACATTAAAAAAAGACATTAAAAAAATTATGATTAAGTACCCTGATTTAAATATTAAGTCGGCAAATGACTACACAACAATAGTTAATATTTATAATATTCTAGAATCTGCGCATGGAAATGTTAATGGCGATATATTAAAAATTGCGTTTGATGATAGGGAAAATTTAAATTTAATAAATAAAAATGATTATCTTTATCTTGTATTAAAGAGTACAATTGAATATAATAAAAAATTTAAAAAAGTAGCCTATCCAAATTTTGACAGTAATGTAGGAACAATTCAGGAAGAGTTTGATCTCGGAAAGTGGGCATCTATTGTACACAAAATTTATGATACGGTCTATTCCGGGAAAATGTCGCTAGAAGACGCAATAGCACATTATAGTAATTCGCTTGATAAGGATAGGGAAGAAGACGTCAAGTTTAAAAATTGGATAGCATATTATCAGAAGGGAGAAAATTTGAAATATAGTGAAAAGAAGGAAGCGCTGAAGAAAAAGGCTGATTATGATTTTTCACTTATGGGCTCAGGACCTTATAGTTCAGAGGTATTTCCTGACTTAGAAGAGCTTAAGAATTTAAGTAAACTTAAAAACTTAAAACCGGAAAAAGAGCAGGGCACTATAAGCGCTCCACAGGCTGTTAATGAATATACGGTATGGAAAAACAAACTTTACTCTGCTGTCAGAAGGCTCGATAAGTTGATAAGGGAAAGCGATAATTATGTCGATATTGAGTCTCAACGAGATATTGCTCGTCTACTTCATGATTTTAATCTTGAAATTATGAGTTTAAGGCAGCAGACTACTGCATCCGATCTTGCTTACAATTTGGCTGGCAAATTTAAAAAGCGTGGATTTACAGAAGGGTACAACGTACTTACTAAATTTGCACAAGAAGTTCCTGAGCAAGTTGATTATGAGCCAGAGGATTTAGCGCCAGAGATAACCGCTCCTGCCAAAGAAGCTCCAGTAGCACAGCCCGGTGTAGAGCCACTTCCAGAGGGAATTAGCGAAGATGAGAAGAGTGATGCGCAAAAAGATGTTGCAAGTGGTGGATTGCAGAGGGCGCTAGCACCAAACTCTAGAGCAAAGCCTGGAGAATATGAGCTTTTGGCTGGCGATGTCGATATTAATATGGCTTCAGCAAAGTTAGAAGAAGTTGCTGCAACACTATCAGATAGAAGAATAATAAGGTACCTTGCAGAGTTCGATATTATGCTTGATAAGATTGGTATAGCGGCAATGTTTCCTGAACTATCTGAAGCTCAAAGTAGGCTCATTGATTCGTACTCGTACGCATTAACTCGCGTAACTAAAATGTTAGGAATGCTTTCTAGTGGTAAGGACCTTGCGGAAATAACAAATGCAAGAACGCAAGAGATGACGAATAAAACGATGAAAGAAGTCGATAAAACTTTCAACCCGCCACAGGATGAAAGCAAACAAGAATCAAAGAAGCAGAATCTTCAAGAAGAGTTTGGTGGAGAAAAACCGGCAGAAGTTGCTGAAAAACCAGCCGCAATGCCAAAAGAATCTCCGCAAATCTAAGTAAATGTCAATAAAAGAAACATTAAAATTAGTTGAAGAAATTGCAAATAAAAATCTTATAGGTAAGCCATATATAGTTGGTGGCCTTCCTAGAGATCTATATTTAAAAATTCCAGTAAAAACAACCGATGTTGATCTTACAACCAACTCTTCCGATGTTCTTAGGCTTGGCATATTGTCTGCAGATAAGCTTAATTGCATTTTTGATATTTCAGAAGATGCACATATGACAGTATTTGCTGATGGATTTGATCTAGACTTTTCCAGTAATTTTATTTCAGACGATGTTGTGAAATTTTTAGATGGAAAATATAAAGGATTGGAAGAAACTTTCAGTAGAGATTTTACAATCAATACGCTTCTTCAAGACCTAGTAACTGGACAAATTTTTGATCCAACGGAACAGGGGTTTGAGGATATAGAAAATAAAATAATAAGAACACCAGTTCCGGCAAGTATAACTCTAACTGATGACCCTAGAAGAGTTTATAGAGCAATCAATCTCGCTGTGAGATATGGCTTTGATATAGACCAAGAAATTAAAGATTTCGTTATAGAATCTCCAGAGTTATTTAGCTCTAAGAATATCAAAGACAAATATACTTTAGTCAAAGTGAATAAATCACTAAAGCAAAATGAAGAATTAACTATAAAGCTTTTAAAAGAGCTAAATTTATTTAAAAGCGTACCTTTGGCTGGACATTTCAAAGATGTTCTAATCAAACGTAAACTACTGGAAGAATACTTGAATAATGAAAAAAAGGTAAGTACAGCATCAAAATGGGCATCTTCATGGCCGGAATATTCGGCACAAGGTCCTGAATATAAAGACATAGAATTATGGTGGAAAAATAATTTCAATAAATTTCTAAATTCAGATGAATCTTACCAAAGCTGGTCAAGCTGGTATATGGATAAGTTTAAAAATGAATGGGGACATAAACATAAGTCTCCACAAGAAACTATGGAGATTATGGCTGGAGAGCAATCTAGCACTGCCCCATTGGCAGTAGCTCCAATGGCTGAAAAAATAAAAGAAAGAACTCATAAACTTCTCGATTTATTTAAGCCGATCGATAAGGACAAGAGACTGCAGGATAGAGCTAAAAAATATACTCCAATCTCTGGAGGCAAGGTTGTTATAAAACCGCAAGTTGATGTTGAGAACGTAACCGATGCGGTTAAAGAATTTCTTAATGAGCTTGGAATTGTTGCTGAACAGATTGGGGCGGAAATTCCAATAGTTACAAGTGGACACAGATCCATTAGGTCACAGATTCGTATAATGGGAAATAATTGGACAAATAACGGTGGATTAAATGGTGGAAGCGAATATTTAGAAAATCTTTATGGTGAAAATGGAAAAGTTATAGCTGATATTTTTGAGTCATACGGACTATCCGATGAAGCGATTGATCTTGGTGAAGAATATTGGAAGAAGCAAGGATACGAAAAGGGATATACACATGTTGCTAATCCTGCGAAAGCTGTGGATTTAAGCAGAACATCCGGCATTAGCGAAGTTCTAGAGCAAATTAAATCCAGTGGCAAATTTGATATGAGTATTGGTGATGAAACAGGATCTGCCGGGCCTCATTATCATGTTAAAATTAAAAGTTCAAAGACGGTAGCATCAAACAGGAATACCAGAATGAAGAAAATATCAAAATTAACTCCTACTAATTAATTTGTTTGAATTGCTTAACCAGGATAGAGTAATATATGAATACACAGGATGAAAATAAGTCAGAAGATATTTTGACCGAATTTGATGAAAGTGAAGAAGATGAAGAGGTTTCTGAGGAAGAAATGCCGTTAAGTGGAAGTGCCATGTATCCTAGAATTTACATTGGAGATTCAGCAAAACCACTACCGAGACAATCTGACTCAAGCTATCATTTTGATGATAATGTTACAAATACTTATATGGGAATGTTAACTAGTTTTTACGGATAAGGAAAAATAAATGATAAATGAATTTGTCACAGAATATATTGAAAAAATAGCTCAAGATGCTTCCGCTCGTGACCACAGTGATCATGATCACGAAGAGGTTGTTGTTTTTGTTGAAGAGCCTAATTCTAGCTCAATTACATTATCAGATCCGAGTGAAAAACGAAAAGTTATGCCGGACATAGTTCCTGTAGAATATATCGAAGGAACTGAAGAAATATCCGATACAGATGAACTCATGGATAAACATGACTCTGCCGCTATGCCGTTTAGACTTCCTGGATCAAGCGAATCTTATGCTGATGATGTCGAGGAAGCTAAAGCAATAGAGCAAAAGAAAGAAACGTCATGGGAAAATGATAGAGATGCATCTAAGTTTATGAGCTATATCTTTTTGAGATACCCAGCCGGAATACCAAAGCATGATGGAAAATCTATCCTTGGATGCGAAAAGGCCATTATATATCTTAATAAGCTAAATAAAGAAATTTCTGAAGCATTGCGCATGGATCATGAAGACGTACTAGATATCGGGAAACTTGAAGATATTAGAGTAAATATTCTTAAAGACGTTACACTATTACAAGATCATATTAAAAAGTTAAAAAAGAAACAGCAAGGTAAAAAAGCTGAAGACGATACTTCGGAACAAATTGTAAAATCCGCAGAAGTAATTAAAGAAGCAGGTTCTCCGAGAATACAATTAATCATGACGCCTTTCGAAAGAGCTGTTTCTGGAATAATAATTAATTCAGTTGTGTCAGCCGGTCATCCGTTTGAAGATGTTTATGATTTTATGAAGAAAAAATATGACCTAACGGATCGTGAAGAGCTTGCAATCATGCAGTTGATAATGGATATGGGATTCCCGATATTTAAAGACCGTGGAAATATCCCTGCATCGAAAGAAGGCGAAAAAGATGAAAAGGGCGAAGAGTCTAAAGATATGGGCGGAATTGATTATATAAAAAATTACTTAGGATAGACCTATGAAAGTATCAAGACAGAGAGATTTATCAGAGAAGTACAATGTCACTAGCGATTGGCTAGATGACTTTGCTCGTGATTTAGAAAAAAATGCCGAACATACTGATTATCTAAAGCAATACTTAGAGCAAAGAAGGAGCAAGGACCAGAAGTTCGGCTCTATCGAAGAAAAGATGGCGGACATTAAGAAAAGAATTGGGTTCGATCTTGCTAGAAAAATTAACGATGAAATTTCAAAAACTAGCAAAAATGATGAGCGCGCAAATATTGCTTCGGCATCGAAAGTATCTACAGCAGAGTACAAACATTCTGATAGAGATATTAAACTAATGTCAAGCATACTAAAGTATGTTAGTGATATGATTAGCCACGAACCACATGTAGATTTGGCTATGGTTTTATCTAGATGTAAAAATGAAGATGGTCTTAAGTTTGAAGAGCTTAATATCGACTCAGATAAGTTAAAAAAATATATTTTAGCATTATTAAAAAAACATGAGCATAAGACTGACGATGATAGTGTTGGATATATACCGACGAAAGATAAAGAAAATGATTCCTCTGTAGATATGGAGGCTGACTATTACGGTCACTCTAAACCAAAAGCGTAAGTTAAAGTGTGAAAAAAAATAATACGACGAAAGATCAGGCTAAAGATCAAAAGGAAATATTTTCCCATATTAAGAATAACTTTCTTGACTATGATCCAGCTCACTTTGTTCAGAATAACTTAACGCTTGATGGGCAACCGTTTAGCGTTATTGGTAATGGCTGGAAATTTTTAGCAGATATATATCGTTATATAGCCTTACAAGCAACAAGAAAAAATGGAAAATCAGTAGTTATTTGCAAAGGCCGTCAGGTCGGCGCAACAATGATGGCTGGTGCTCTCGATCTTTATTTTACGAATAGTGGATTATTTTCTAATCCGCCTATTCGTGTTGCTCATTTATTCCCCGCACTTGCTCTTGTGAAAAGATTTTCTCAGGATAAGCTAGAGGGATTAATAAGAGATGCGAAAAATGATTTTATCAACGAAAACAAGCTTGAGAGTGGTGGCGCCGTAGATAATTTAACGATGAAGCAGTTCAAAACTGGTACATTATGGGTTGAGAGTATCGGTGCAGATGGCGATAGGATGAGAGGTCTTACGATAGATGCGGCGTTCTTTGATGAATGTTTCCCATATGACCAATTTATAGAAACAGAAAATGGAAAAATGAAAATTGGGAAAATATATGATAATCTTTGCAATGGTAAACAACTGCCGAGAGTAAAAACATATAATGAAGCTTTAGAAATTTTTGAATATAAAAATATAATAGATGCCTGGAAACGTGAAGAGAAGGAATTGATGCAAATTAATTCTGGACATAAAAAAATAAGATGCACTGGAAACCATAGATTCCTAACTGAAAATGGATGGAAGCGTACTGATGAATTAATTGTTGGTGATATGATTAAGTCTTCTGCTGGCGCAAACTTAAAAGTTAGAGCAATTAATGATGATCAATTTCAAATTGCAATTGGTTCATTCCTAGGTGATGGACACTTATCAAATCACGGTAATAATAGGTACAGACTTAGGGAAATACACGGTATAAAACAGAAAGACTATTGTGAATGGAAAGCTGGTATGTTTGAAGCTACTCCAATTTTTATGGAAGAAAATGGATATTCCAAAACTCCCGCGATTAAATTCGTAAGTAAATTATTTGGACTCTCTGAAAATCTACCAAAAACAAAAACTACCTGTCCTCAGTGGGTTCTTGATAAAATTGATGCGAGGGGGATTGCCATTTGGTATATGGATGACGGTAGCACAAAAAAATGGAAAACCGGTGCAGGAGGGTGCCTATCCACAAATTCATTCGATGAAGATAGCCAGAAAAGAATTGTTCTTAAGTTTAAATCTCTTGGGATAGACTGCTGCTATTCTATTTCAAAGAAAAAAGATGGAAGAAGTTTCTATTCAATTCGTTTTAATAAAGACGGATTTAAAAAATTGAGCGACCTTATTAGAAAATATATCCATAAAGACATTTATTACAAAATTCCTGGTTCCAATCATAGCGTATCTAATTATAAGTGGAATAATACATTCAAGCCATATGATCTATTTATAGTTGATGAGGTAATAAAGCTAAACAAGAAAGAAGTAGTATACGATATTGGTGTTGAGGATAATCATAATTTTATAGTAACAAATAATAGGAATAAGAGAGGAGAGTATCTTGGCGGTCCAATCGCGCATAATTGCCAGGACATGCCCCAAATGGCAGTTGGAAACACCACAAAAACGTTAACTGCGGCAAAATATGGACCAATAGGAAAGGGTGTTCAAGTTTTCTTCGGAACGCCAAAAGAAAAAGGATCTTTCTTTGAATCCATATGGGACATGTCAAGTAAGCAATATTATCATCTTGGCTGCAAAAATTGCAAGCAAACATTTCCATTTTATCAGAGCGGAAGTGATTCTTGGAAACAAATTTGGATTCATGGATATGTCATCAAATGTCCATTATGTGGGCATGAGCAACATAAAATTGACGCAATAGAGAACGGCGGGTGGGTTGCGAGTAATGAATCCGATAACAATAGATATGTTGGTTTCCATATAAATCAGCTTTATATTCCAAATTTAACAAGAGAATATATCGATGAATTAATGCCTGCAAATAATCCAACACAATCGGATAGAGTTTGGAACAATGAGGTTATTGGTGAATTCTATGCAGGCGTAGGAATGCCTCTCACTAGAAGTACGATTGAGCAGCTATGTAAGGACGCTGACAGATCATTTGCGAGAAGTATAGATCCAAAAGATAAATTTACATATCTTGGTCTAGACTGGGGAGATAAATCTGATAACGATTCGCGAGGACAGTCTTGGTCATGCGCCGTTGTCTTATCTTCGACTCCAGATGGAACTCTGCTTGTTGAGCACGCGCATAAATTAAGCGAAAGAACTTTTAATTATAAAAAAGAAACTGTGCACGAAATGTACAGAAGATTTGGTATAAAACAAGGAGTCTCGGATTTTTTCTTCGGGCAAGATGTTGTTAGAGATCTTCAGATGGTCTATAACGATAAATTTCTTGGGGCACAGGGAAGTGGTGGATTATTAAATCCAGTAAAATACCGAGAAGATGAATTAATCATTACGTATAATAAAGATCTTCTAATTGATGAAATTTTTGAAAAAATTAGGAAAGGAAAGATACGGTTCCCGTGGAAGTCTTATGAGTATGTAGAATGGTTAATTGATCATTGCACATCAATGGGAACGTCAATGACGATGAAAAACGGTCAATATATTAAAACTTATGTTAAGGGGACAACGCCAAACGACGGTTTGATGGCATTAATGTATGCTTATATGGCATGGAAATTTGATGTCACGGAGAGATTTACAATAAAACCAGGAAAGAAGGAAGTAACAACTCTACCAAAATCCGTATTGGCATTTGCACCGAGACTTAGATAACAAAATTATAAAGAGGATAAAATGAGTAGAATCTCTTCAAGAATATCAAAGCCAATATCTCCTGATAATAATATATCAAAAGATGGTGCCAAAAAATTATCTGAGTACCGTAGGGCTGAAATTCGTGACGCCGTAACCAACAAGGCAATCGAAGAAGAGTCTCCGACCAACCCTCAGCCAGTTCTTTCTCATAGCGCATCATGGAATTCTACACTTAGAAAACAAGCAACATCGACCGCAAGTGTATCTCCTACAGCTCACGGCTCTACAGATATGATGGGACCTGACGTTTATTCTCCATTGTTTTTAATGGCGAATTTAAATTTACCAAGAGACAGGGTAACGATGAATGCGTGGAATCGTGTATTTTACGATACACATCCGCTAGTAAGAAACGCAATCAATCTTCATGCATCTTATCCTATTAGCAAAATTCATATTTCGCATCCCGTGAAAGAGGTTCAAGAATTTTTTCAGGAAATGGCGGAAAGGATAGACCTCTATAATGTAGTTTATAGCGTCGCTTTAGAGTTTTTTAAGCTGGGGGAGGTCATCGCATATGCTGAATTAGACAAAGATAATGGAACGTGGAAAAGAATTACCGTATTGAATCCTGATTATGTTCATATTAAAAAGCCTGTAGTTGGTGAACAGTCAATAATTTCATTAAAGCCGGATGCATCATTAGCTAGATTAGTAAACTCAAATGACCCTGGAGATATAGCTTTAAAGCGTAGACTTCCTAGACATATTATTGACTCTGTTAAGAAGGGTCAGATGATACCTTTGGATAACTTTAACGCATCACATTTAAAGCTTCTAAGCTCTCCATATGATATACGTGGAACTTCCATGATCGTATCAATTTACAAGGATTTAATGTTGTACGACAAGATTCGTGAATGTAAGTTCGTTCAATCTAATTCGATGATTAATCCTCTTACACTCGTTAAGGTTGGAAGCGAAACTTATAAGGCAACTCAAGGCGATCTTGATGCAATGAGACTTACCCTTGAAGAAGCTCAATATGACAAAGATTTTAAAATAATTACACATGATGGTGTAACAATTGAGCGTGTTGGCTTTTCAGGAGCAACCCTAGATACTACTGCAGACATGGAGCAGATTACAAACAATATTTATGCAGGTTTAATGGTTCCGAGATCTCTAATTGAACAAGAAGGTGCCTCATATGCAAGCTCATCTGTTGGATTGGAAGTATTAAGACAGAGATATGACATATTTAGAAATATGATTAAGAAATGGTTGGAGCAAAAAATATTCGCTCCAATCTGTGAGCTACAAGAGTTCTTTGTTTATAAGGATGGAGAAAAAGTTTTGCAAGTGCCAACAATCGACTTCAATCACATGAATCTTTATGATATGAATGATTATGTGCAGAATATAGGAACGTTCGTTGGAAATAAACAAATTTCCGTACAGACTCTATATCGTTCACTTGGATTAAGTTACGAAGAAGAAAAACGTAGACTAAAGGAAGAGGCCATTGATATGGCTATTGCGACAAAGCAGGCTGAAATATTAAGCGGAATGAGATTAAGAGATCTTGAAGCTCTTGAACCAGATTCGGTAATTCCCGAGCCCGCAGAGATGGCTCCAGGCGCTCCTGGTGGTGCCTCTGAAACCGAGCTTCCCGGTATGGGCGGCGGACTAGGCGGCGGTATGGAAATGCCTCCGCCGGGTGCTAGCGCTCCAAGCGGGCCACCTCCGGCCCCCGAGCCTTCGCCGGGTGCACCGCCCACAGAAGTTTAATAGCTTTTATTTAATTTCTACTTATATTTATGGGATCAATTGATATCTAATTAGGAGATCTCATGCCAGAAGAAGATAAAAAAATTGAAGCGCTTAAAAAACTTTACGCAGCAATCTCAGATGTTGAGGCTGCGTTTAAAGATGATCCTTCAATTATAAAAGAGTCCCAAGATGCATCTACAGCGACTGGAGTCTACCAAGATGAAAGTGGGCATGTATTTTCTGCCGTTAACGACATTATAATGAAGGGGTATAAACCAAAAGGTAAAATTAAAGGTGTTTCGCTATCAAGCACAATATCAAATCCAAATTTTGGTAAAGTTAAATCATAAATGAAAAAAATTTCATACATAGTTGGTGATAAATCTCCTATCTCAAATAATCAAGCCGTTGAGTCTACAGAGTCTACGGAAGTTGGTCGCGGATTTAATTTAACAGAAATGACGACAGATTACGACAAAACAGATCCTGCCAGATTTGAGGGTGGACAAGAAATAGACCAACTGTCAACATTTCTTGTTGATTTGGCAGATGATATGGATTCTCAAGAAGAAGAGGTCTTTGCAGACTTCTCTGACTTTTTGTTGAAAAAGATTGCTGAAGTTAATTCTATAGATTACTCAAAATTATTCAATCAAATAATTGTCAAGATTAGCGAAGCAGATATTTCAAATTCAAATGAGCTTATAAAAAAATTAACAAAAATATTTTCCAGAACAATAGTTCTTGAGTTTGAAAAGCACAAAGATATGCAAAAAGCAAAAGAATCAGCCTATTTTAAAGTATTACATAGGGCAGAACAATACTTGGAGGATAGTGACTAGATGGAAGATCAAGAAATTTTTAAAACGGCGCAAGACCTTCAAAACCCAAAATTGGTAGCACTATGTATTAAAAATATAATCGAAGCTATGGTTGGGAGAATGTCTCCCGAAGCTCAGCTTAGAGCTTATCCTAATATCATAGAGAGAATTAAGGATCTTAATGCTTTTGAATTATCACAGAAAAATCAGCCAGGTGGAGCAGCTATTGGCGCGAGTATAAGTCTTGTTAAAACTATTTTAAATGGAAGAGATCCAATATTTACAAGAGTTGTAATCAACGAATTAACAAAGGAATTATAAGATGATTAAAAAATCTTGGCCGTGGATCGCAATAGAATGGCGCTCAAAGTATTGAAAAGGTAATTTTATTAATTTAAAAGCTAGAGGAATTTAAAAATAATGCCATATAAAGATCCGGATGAAGGAAAAGAACATTACAAAAAATATCGTCGAGATAATGCTAAAAAAATAAAAGATAAGAATACTCAATATCAAAAGGATAATTCGGAAAAAATTAAACTATATCAAAAAGAATATTATAAAAATAAAACAGAAAGAAGTAAACAATATTACAAAGAAAATATCAATAAAATAAAACTTAGAGTTAAAAAATATTATTCAGATAATACTGAAAAGATTAAGCAATATAGCAAAACGTCTAAAAGAAGATTTTCCGCTTATAAAAATAATGCCAAACAAAGAGACTATTTGTTTGAATTAAATTTTGA